ATAAGTTTGAAATACATCTTTTGTCGTATGAAGAAATCAAGTCTGCCATGCAGAAGCAGGGTATTGATAGAGAAGATATTTATCAAAACACCATTGACCTTGCAAATAAGGTAGAAGACTACGATATTCGTGATGGATTAAATTTACTACCAGTACAATATAAAAACCCAGACAAAGAATTAGAAGATTTAGCAATTGCTGGACTAAAAGAAAAGGGTCTAGATGGTGATGAAAGATATATAGAAAGAATTCAAGAAGAATTATCTATAATTAAAGATAAAAAGTTTGCACCATACTTTCTTGTAGTTAGAAGCATGATTGCTTGGGCTAAAAAGGAAGGCATCATGGTTGGTCCTGGTCGTGGATCGTCTGCTGGCTCACTTCTTTGCTACACACTTGGAATTACCGACATTGATCCAATTAAGCACGGTCTACTCTTTTTCCGTTTTATTAATCCAGAACGCAATGACTTTCCAGATATTGATACAGATATTCAAGATTCACGTCGTGAAGAGGTAAAAGATTATTTAGTTAGACAGTATAGGCATGTTGCTTCTATTGCAACATTTTTATCATTTAAAGATAAGGGTGTTGTAAGAGATATTTCTCGAGTATTAAATATACCATTACCAGATGTTAACAAGGTATTAAAACTTGTAGATGGATGGGATGATTTTTGTACATCAAAAACAACAGAATGGTTTAGAGAAAAATATCCAGAAGTAGAAATTTATGGAGAAATGATTCGTGGCAGAATTCGTGGAACTGGTATTCATGCTGCTGGTGTTGTAACAAGTAAAGAGCCTATCTTTAAGTATGCTCCAATGGAAACAAGAAATTCTCCAGGAAGCGATGAAAGAATTCCTGTTGTTGCAGTCGACATGGAAGAAGCAGAAAAAATTGGTTTAATTAAAATTGATGCTCTAGGATTAAAGACACTATCAGTATTAAAAGATACTTTAGATATTATAGAATCTAGAGAGGGCAAGAAGATTGACCTATTGTCTATAGACATGGATGACAAAAATGTATACCAGATGTTATCTGAAGGATATACAAAGGGTGTTTTTCAATGTGAAGCAACTCCGTATACTAACTTATTAATTAAGATGGGTGTAAAGAATTTAGCAGAACTTGCTGCTTCAAATGCTCTTGTTAGACCAGGAGCAATGAATACAATTGGAAAAGATTATATTGATAGAAAACATGGTAGACAAAATATAGACTATGGGCATCAAATATTAAAAGCATTTACAGAGGAGACTTATGGCTGTATTCTTTACCAGGAACAGGTTATGCAAGCATGCGTATCGCTTGGCGGTATGTCCATGTCGGAAGCAGATAAAGTTAGAAAGATCATTGGAAAGAAAAAAGATGCTAAAGAATTTGATGTGTTCAAAGACAAGTTTATTGATGGCGCTTCTGCTTATATTTCTCCTAACTCTGCTCGTGACCTATGGCATGATTTCGAAGCCCACGCAGGATATTCTTTTAATAAGTCCCACGCAGTAGCATATTCAACATTATCTTATTGGACTGCGTGGCTAAAATATCATTACCCACTTGAATTTATGTACTCACTATTAAAAAATGAAAAGGATAAAGATGCACGAACTGAATATCTTATTGAAGCGAAAAGAATGGGTATTAGCATTAAACTACCTCATATTAACGATTCGGATATTGATTTTAAAATTGAGGGTAAGGGTATTCGGTTTGGACTCTCGGCAATCAAGTTTATCTCTGATAAGATTGCAGAACGATATATATCGGCACGACCTTTTAAGTCTTATGCAGAACTTGAACAGTTTACATTTACAAAAGGTAACGGAGTAAATAGTCGTGCATTACAGGCACTTCGTATAATTGGTGCAGCAACATTTGCAGACAATCCACGCAACGATGAAGAAATTAAAAATAATTTATATGAGTATTTAAATCTTCCAGAATTTAATTTGACCGTTCCATCTCATTATCATGCTTTTATAACTCCTGCAGAGGATTATGAAGAAAAGGGTTCTTTTATTTTAATGGGCATGGTTAAAAATATTAAAAGGGCTAAGGGCTGGTCAAGAGTTGAGATATTAGATAAAACTGGAAGCGTTGGCATTTTTGACGAGGAGCAGACAACCATTGAAGCAGGTGTATCATATATAGTTCTTGCTAATGACAACAGGATTCTGTCTGCTGTTCCTGTAGACTCAATAAAAGGATCAGAAAGTGCTTTAGTAAAATTTTTAAACTATAAGATGCTTCCATATAAAGATGATGAGATGTTTGTGGTATCATTTAAACCAAGAGTAACAAAGGCTGGAAAGAAAATGGCATCGCTTACTGTAGCGGATTCATCTAGAGATTTACATTCTATTACAGTATTTCCTACTGCATTTGCAAAAGCATATATGAAAATAGAAGAGGGCAATGCCTATAAATTTACACTTGGAAAAACAAAAGACGGAACTGTTATATTGGAGGATATAAATGTTTGATGACCTAGCAGAAGAAATACATAAAAATGCAGTAGACAAAGGATTTTGGGATAGAACCGTAGATCCCATTTTTATAGCAAAACAGATGATGATGATTGTTTCAGAGGTATCTGAGGCCATGGAGGCACTTCGTAAAGATATGGATCCAGATCAGATATCAGATGAGTTTGCAGATATTATTATTCGTACTTTAGATCTTTATGCTGGTATTGCAGAAGCAGGGTACGTAAAGAAATCTCTTGATTATGCTATTAAAGAAAAAATGGAAAGAAATTCACATAGACCAAAGAAGCATGGAGTAAGATTCTAATGACAATAACAGTAGAAGATGTATTAGCACAACTAAACCCAAAATTGCGTAAGGGTGTGATGATTGGTGACACAGTGCCAGAAACTCAGTATGCAGCAACACCAAGTTATGGACTAAATCGTGCATTAAATGGGGGACTTCCATATGGCAGACAAGTTCTTATTTGGGGATCTAAGTCATCTGCGAAGTCCTCACTATGCTTACAGATGATTGCAGAAGCACAAAAAGAAGGAAAAATCTGTGCTTGGATTGACGCAGAAATGTCATATGATAAAGAGTGGGCAACAAAACTTGGAGTAGATACGTCTAAGTTAATTGTTACACAAACAAGGACCATCAATGAGATGGTTGATGTTGGGGTGCAGTTGATGGAGGCTGGAGTAGATTTAATTGTCGTCGACTCTATTACATCCTTATTGCCTGCAATTTATTTTGAAAAAGATTCTGATGAATTAAAACAACTTGAAAACACAAAGCAAATTGGTGCAGAGTCTAGAGATTTTAGTAATGCTTGGAAGATGCTTAACTATGCAAATAATAAAGTTAAGCCAACACTACTTGTACTTATTAGTCAATCTCGTAATAACATTAGTGCTATGTATACAAGTCAGCAACCAACGGGTGGTCAAGCCACCAAGTTTTATTCGTCTACTGTGATTAAACTATTCTCGTCTGAGTCAGATAATCAGGCTATTAAAGGTAAAATTAATGTAGCAGATAAATTGATTGAAGAAAAAATTGGTAGAAAAGTTAGATGGGAACTTCAGTTTTCTAAAACATCTCCTGCGTTTCAAAGTGGTGAATATGATTTTTATTTTAGAGGAGATCATGTTGGTATAGATACTATAGGAGATTTGGTCGATACAGCAGAACTTATGGGTATTGTAGAAAGAACTGGAGCATGGTATGTTCTTCCAGATGGAACAAAGGTTCAGGGAAGAGAAGGTTTTATTAATAGAGTAAGAGAGGACCTTGATCTTCAAGATATGATTAAGAGTAAAGTACGTGAATAAGTACTCAGTTTATCCTGGCAAGTTTCCATGTAAAGTCTGTAGAGAAGAAGTAAAGAGCATTAGAATTTATGCAGCAACTGGAATGGGGTCTTGGATGTGCTCAAAGAAACATCTATCTGAGGTCCATGTTTTTCAGGTTGGATATAAAAAGAAAAAGGATTATGACAGAAAAGAACGAGAGTAAAAGAATAGGTGCTAGACAGCATAAAAATTCTGGTAGAAATACCAAAAAAGGCGATGCCACTTGGGAAAATTTTACTGTAGACTTTAAAGAATCTTCTAAATCATTTACATTAAATAAAGATGTTTGGGCCAAAGCGGTTACGGATTCTATAAAAAATAATAATGACCCAGCAATTGTTGTTATTTTGGGAGAGGGTAATCAAAAGGTCAGGCTTGCTATAATAGAGTTTGCAATACTAGAAGAAATGGTGAATAATGGAAAAGACAGAGAATAATAAAACTACGCTAGAAATGATAAATGGATTATCTGAAATAGCAGATTATATGCAGGACGAAGACTTAAATACTGCCCTAACATTTATTGCTAAGGTTATCATAAAGCCAGATATACCAATGAATGTTGCCACACTAGAAATAGTCAGGTTGCAGGCCATTGCAGCAAAGATGGCGTTTAAGGCAACATGGATGGCTAATGTAGACAAGTCAGACAGAGGAAAGAAGAATATTTATTACACAGCAGCAGAGTCAATAAACAACCTTGTATCTGCTCTCAAGTATATTACTCGATGAGTAATGGTATAATTATATAGAACAAGGGAAATTTATGACAAAAAATTTATTAAAGCAAGTTATGATCAAGGACACAAAAAAGAAATCAGAGCCCACAAAGGCAGATAATTCTTTTATTGATGGACTTATAGAAACAATACAGTCTGGCTATACAATTAAAATAAAACCAAAATTTACAAAAAAGCAGGCCTTCAGTCCATCTACTCTTACATATGGTGCTGGAGAATGTCCTAGATTTTGGTACCTAGCATTTGACGGAGCAAACTGGTTTGATAATGCTGACGCCTATGGTGTTGCAAACAGAACTTCTGGAACACTTAGCCATGATAGAATTCAAGATGCCATACTTGATGCTGGAATATTAGATGAAAGTATGGAGTTTGATAAAGAGCCAAATAAATATAAAAAGCAAAAACATCCAGCAATGGAGTTTAGAATAACATATGACGATCCACCAATCTCAGGATATGGTGATGTAATGTTAGACTATAATAACAATAAAATCTTGGGTGAAATTAAAACAATGCCCAACGAAGGCTTTGAGTATAAAAAGGCAAGTAGAAAACCAAAATCTGGTCACCTTATGCAACTTCTTATGTATATGAAAATAAAGAAGATGGATAAGGGTGTTTTGATTTATGAAAATAAAAACAATCATGAGTTATTAACATTACCAGTATTAGTTAACGATCATTATCGTCGGTGGGTAGATCAGGCGTTTGATTGGATGAGAACTGTGAGAAAGGCCTGGGAAGACAGGACTTTACCAGAAAAGACATACAGAGCAAATTCAAGAATTTGTAAAGCATGTCCAATCCAAAAAGCATGTGCTGAAGCAGGAACAGGGGTAATCAAAATTAAACCTCTGGAGTTGCTAGAAGATGAAGCATTGTAATTGGTGTGACAATGAATTTGTAACAACAATAAGTTATCAAATATACTGCTCTACTAAATGTAGAGATGAAGCAACAAAACAAAAGATTGCTACAAGGTATATGATTACTAGAAGACAAAAAAGAAAAGGCAAAGATAGAAGATGTAAATCTTGTAAAAAGATTTTATCTATTTATAATGATGACTTATTGTGTGGTCTTTGCCAAGTAAATCCCAGAGATGTTGACAAGGCACTAAAAGATATTAAAGGCAGGATGAATGGAAAGCAATAGCCCAAAAATTATTTGTTCTATAGATGCAAGTACAAATAGCCTTGCCTTTGCTCTTTTTGATACCGAAGAAAAAACATTAGGAGTTGTTGGAAAAATCAACTTTAGTGGAAATGATACTTATAAAAAAGTTATGGATGCTGGTCAAAAGGTTAGGGCATTTTTTGACTACTACGGCGGATTTGAAGCAATCGTAATTGAGCATACAGTATTTATGAATAGCCCAAAAACTGCTGCTGATCTAGCATTGGTACAAGGTGCTATCCTTGGTGCTGCTGGTCAGTCTGGTACCAAAATTATAGGCAAGGTATCTCCAATAACGTGGCAAAATTTTATTGGAAATAAAAAGTTGACTAAAGAAGAGCAATTACTAATAAGAAGTCATAATCCTGGAAAATCTGATTCTTGGTATAAGTCTTACGAAAGATCTTTCAGAAAACAAAGAACAATCAATTTTATTAATCTAAACTATGATAGAAAAATTGATGATAATGATGTTGCAGATGCCTGTGGAATTGGCCACTGGGCAATGCATAACTGGAATAAGGCTATAGGGGTTGACAAATAGGGCTATGGGTGCTAAACTATATACAAGCGAGGCTTGGCTCCGTAAAAGGTACCTTATGGACAAAAAGTCTCCACAAGACATAGCCAAAGAGTGCGGGGCAAGTGTAGAGACCATCTACGTATATCTTGCAAAGTTTGGACTAAGGAGGTCAAAAAGATGAGTACTATAAAAAAATTATTAGCAGTGCTAACTATTTTTGGTGCATTTGGAATAGTTTATGCCCTGTATGCATTAAAGACTATACCAGATACATTTGAGTTTGATATAGATGAAATGGAGCGACGTGACTATGACAGAGAAATTTAATATTACAGTTGATCAAGTTAATCATCCAGAACATTATACAAGCGATCCGTCTGGTGTAGAGTGTATACAGATTACTCGTCATAGAAATTTTAACATTGGAAATGCCTTTAAGTATTTATGGAGGGCAGGACTAAAAAATGAAAAAACCCATATTGAAGATTTAAAAAAGGCAATCTTTTATATACAAGATGAAATTAAAAGACTAGAGGGGAATTATGACAAGCCCTGAAGAGGATTTAGTAAAACATTTAGATCAGGTAAACCTTGTTGTTGGAGAATATCTAAAAGGAAATGATCCAACACAAATTTCCAAAGAGTTAGCAATACCAAGGCAAACCGTTGTAGGTTATATCAATGAATGGAAAGTCATGGCATCTGCCAATGATGCTATTCGTGCTCGTGCTAAAGAAGCACTTGCTGCAGCAGATACACACTACAGCAAACTTATATCTAAATCATATGAAGTTATAGATGAAGCATCGATGACAAATAATCTTGGTGCCAAAACTGCTGCAATTAAATTAGTTATGGATATTGAGTCTAAGAGAATTGATATGTTGCAAAAGGCTGGGCTACTAGAAAATAAAGAACTAGCAGAGGAAATGGTTCAGATTGAAAGAAGACAAGAAGTTCTTATGGGAATACTTAGAGACATAGCATCTGAATATCCACAAATTCGTGATGAAATTATGAGAAGGCTGTCTGATATTGCAAAAGACAATGAGGTTATAACAATTGTCCACGATGTTCGATGACTTTTTAGAAGCATTAAAAGATGATCATTTTGCTGAAAAACCAGTAGATGTAAAAACCTTCGTTGAATCAGCAGATTTTTTGGGGCAGCCGAAACTTTCAACTATTCAATATGATATTGTCGAAGCAATGAGCCAAATATACAAAAAAGAAGATTTGCAAAATCTTTTTGGTGAACAAGATGGGTCCAAACATTATGATAAGTACACAAAAAATGAAATCATACTTCAACTAGGAAAAGGTAGTGGAAAAGATCATACATCCACAGTAGCCTGTGCATATGTTGTTTATAAGTTGTTGTGCCTAAAAGATCCAGCACGGTATTTTGGTAAGCCACCAGGGGATGCTATAGATATTATCAATGTTGCTATTAACGCACAACAGGCTAAGAATGTTTTCTTTAAAGGCTTCAAAACAAAGATTGAGAAATCTCCTTGGTTTGCTGGCAAGTTTAATGCTAAAGCAGATTCTATTGAATTCGATAAATCAATTACAGTTTATTCTGGACACTCAGAAAGAGAGTCTCACGAAGGTTTAAACTTAATGATGGCAGTTCTTGATGAGATTTCTGGTTTTGCTCAGGAAATCGGTACTGGAAATGATCAAGGGAAGACTGCAGACAATATATATAAAGCCTTTCGTGCATCAGTAGATTCTCGTTTTCCAGATCTTGGGAAGGTAGTTCTTTTATCATTTCCTAGATATCAAGGAGACTTTATTTCAAAAAGATATGACGAAGTTGTTGTAGATAAAGATGTTTTACAAAAAAGTCATACGTTTATAATTGATCCATTACAAAGTGAAAACAATCCAGATAACCAACTTCAAATTACTTGGGAGGAAGACCATATTAAATCTTACAGGTATCCTGGCGTTTTTGCATTAAAAAGACCTACGTGGGAAGTTAATCCAACTAGAAAAATTGATGATTTTAAAATTGCATTTTTAACAGATCTTGGAGATGCAATGCAAAGATTTGCTTGTGTTCCAACCTACTCATCTGATGCTTTTTTTAAGCAAACAGAAAAGGTAAGAAACTGTATGAGCATAAGAAATCCTCTCGACAATTTTAAAAGATTTGAAGAAAGTTTTAAGCCAGATCCAGATAAAACATACTTTGTGCATGCAGATCTTGCACAAAAGCATGACAAGTGTGCCGTAGCAATTGCTCATGTCGATAAGTGGGTTAATGTTCAGGTAATTAAAGACTATCAGCAAATATCTCCGATAGTTATTGTAGATGCAGTAGCCTGGTGGGAGCCAAAGGTAGAAGGTCCAGTAAACCTGTCAGAAGTAAAACAATGGATTCAAAACCTTAGAAGGCTTGGCTTTAATATAGGAATGGTCTCATTTGACCGTTGGCAATCTTTTGATATACAAAATGAATTAAGAGCGGTAGGCATGAGAACAGAAACGGTATCAGTAGCAAAAAAACATTATGAGGATATGGCCATGCTTGTATATGAAGAAAGACTTATAATGCCATCAATTGACCTGCTTTTTGAAGAATTAACAGAACTAAAGATTATGAAAAATGATAGAGTTGACCATCCAAGAAAAAAATCTAAAGATCTTGCAGACGCTGTGTGTGGTGCTGTTTTTGGTGCTATATCACATACCCCTAAAGATCAAAACCTTGAAGTAGAGATTCATACTTTTAGAGACAAGCCACGTAGAGTTGACACGCTCCCAGAGAACGTGATACAATATAATCCTAGTCAAATAGAAGCAATAAATGACTATTTGGATAGACTAAAAACAATATAAATCAAAATGAATAATAAAAGGAGAAAAATGAATTCATTTAAGAAAATCGCTCTAGCCATGGTTGCAGCCATGACTACCGCAACAATCGTAGCAACACCTGCAAGTGCTGCTGTAATGACAGTCGCTGTAGACCTTAACGGAACTGCTAATACAACAGCATCCGCTATTGCTACACCTGCTGCATTGCCAGTACCTGCTGATAACACAGTGGATGCAACAGATGCACTAAAGTTTGTCGCAACAGTTGATACAGGAACATCAGTTTCTGTTGTAGCAACAAATGCAACAATTGTTTCTGCATTACATACGTCTGCTGCTCCAGTATCAGCATCGTCAGGATCTTCATCTTTGACAATTGCTACAGGTACAGGAACAACCGCAACGTTTTATGTATATACTAAAACGACAGCAATTGGTTCAGTAGTAATTACTAACCAAGGAACAACATTAACATATTATGTACAGGGCACAGCAGGAAAGATTAATACTCTTTCTGTTTCTGCCCCTGCAACAGGTGCTGCTGGAACTAAGCAGGACATCGTTGTAACGGCAACAGACGTATTTGGCAATAAGGTTTCTGGAAAGGGACTTACTGCAAGCGTTTGGGCTTCAAGCGGAACGCTTGATTCTGCTACTGCCACAACAGGAGCAACACTTGCTGATTTCGGAACAGCAACATTTAAGGTAACACTACCAGCAACAGGATTTACCAAGTCTTTGGTAGCAGTTACACTTACAACCTCTACTGATGGTGCAAGCACCGTAACTGGACTAACCGCTCCAAGCGTTAATCCATTTGTAGAAATTGCAATTCGTGATCTCGCTGCAGAATTAAAGTCTGCACAAGATGCACTTGCTGCTGAAAAGGCTGCTCGTGCTGCTGATAAGACTGCTGCTGATGCTGCTGCTGCTACCGCTAAGGCTGCTGCTGATGCTGCTGCTGTAAAGGCTGCTGCTGATTTGGTAACTGCTAATGCAGAAATTGCTAAGTTGAAGGCTGATGCTGTAATCGCTAAGGCTGCTGCAGATAAGGCTCTTGCTGATGCAATTGCAAAGGCAAGCGCAGATGCTGCTGTTGCTAAGGCTGCTTCAGATAAGGCAATTGCTGATCTAAAGGCTGCCTTCAACAAGTTGGCAACTTCTTGGAATAAGAAAAATCCAAAAGCAAAGGTTGCGCTTGTTAAGTAATTAATACTTAAAAAGATTGGGAGTCAGGAAACTGGCTCCCTTTTCTTTTATAATAAAATGATATAATCATGCTATTAGACTTTTGTCTATAAGGGGGAAGGGCAAATAACAAAATTAATACGACTAGCACTATCAAGTTTTTTAGCCTTTGGATGGCTTTTAATCGCCCCCACAGATGCTAACTCTGACGACCCTATAACAATTGCTGCACAGGAAATACAAGACCTTAAAAACAGCGTAGACGATCTTAACTATAAAGAGCAATTAAATAGTTTAATAAATATTGCGGAACAAAAATATAATGACGCAGTAACAGCAAGAGATGCTAAAAATGATTCCTCTGATGCATACGATACTGCAGTAGCAGCAGAAGCCACGGCACTTGAAGAAAAAACATTAGCCCAATCAGCAGTAGATGGACAGACAGTAACAGTAGCCACAGCCTTATCAGAAAAAAATGCTGCTCAAGATGCATTAGATGTAGCAAATATTAATCTTCAAACAACACAATACGCAGTTCAAAATGCTGGATCTGTTGGGTTACATTATGATGTTTATATTCTTGCTAGACAATATTCTTTTTTATGGCTTTCAAATACTGCTGTTCCAGATCAATATTTGTGTAGCGGAGTTTTGACTTCAAACTCTTTGTCTCCTGGGTCTACTACTTGCGGAAGATATGAAAATATTGTGGTTAAATTTACTGGTCGTATTACTGTGCCATCTAATTGGACTTCAACATACTTTGCAGGCTATACGGATGATGGATTTAGAATGTATGTAGATGGACAACTTGCAGTTAATAATTGGGTAGAACAAGGAACTACATGGAGTTCATATTCTCCAGTGTATGATGTAAGCCAAGATAAAACTTTAGATGTAGAAATTTGGTGGTACAACGGTGGAGGTCCAGGATATTTTCATCTTGGTTGGGCAATTCCTGGAGGCTGGACTGGAGCAGGATGCTACTATCCTGATACATGGGGTATAAACTTTACCTGTAACCCAAACACATTTTCATATGGATCTGGTGCAACACAAGCACAAATAAATGCATATAATGAAGCAGTAACAGCACAGCAAACAGCACAAAACAATTATAATAATAAACTTGCTACATATAATTCTGAAGTTCAAAACCTCACAACATTAAATCAAAACCTAACAACCGCTACACAAAACCTAACAACAGCACAACAAAACCTAACAGATGCTTTGGCTGCAAAAAATAATGCTATCTCTGTTTATAATCAAGCAATTATTGATATGGATAATGCAATACAAAATGCTTGGGATTATTATGATGAGCAATTAGAAAGAGAAATACAAATTGCTATTGCTCAAGCAGCAGCAAATGCAGCAGCAAATCAACCAACACCTGTAGCAAGTCCAGACCCTGAGCCAACTGTAGAACCAACTCCAGAGCCAACCGTAGAGCCAACACCTGAACCTACAGTAGAACCAACCCCTGAACCTACACCAGAACCAGAACCAACTCCTGAACCTACAATAGATCCAACTCCAGAGCCAGAGCCAACACCAGAACCAGAACCAACTATAGAGCCTACGCCAGAGCCTACTACTGATCCAACCCCTGAACCTACTCCTGGACCTGAACCAACACCAGAGCCAACCCCTGAAATAGATGATGAAATAAAAGAATTAATTCCTGAAAAGGGTACAGGAACAGCAGAAGATTTATCTGGAGTTATTGCTAATCTTACAAGCAAAGATAATAAGTTAGTTACACTTTCACCTGAGCAAGTGGCAGCAGTTAGCCAAACCCTTAAGTCTTTGACCCAAGAAGCAAAGGCAGAGGTAGCGCAAGACTTAGGTATCAAGGCATCAGAAGTTGAAAAGATTGCAGAGGCAATGAAATCTGATCCTGCAATTGCTACAGCGTTTGTAGAATTTGAAAGTAGAGCAGCAGAAGCGGGGGATTCAGCAATGCCATTCACATTAGCAGATGCTATTACTGAAGTACAAACAGAGGCATTTTTAGCGGACCCGCTTGGAACATTAACAGATATAGATTTTGATAAATTATTAAGCCCTACAGATTGGGGCAAAGACATGACAGATGACCAAAGAGAGAAGGTCCAAGAGGTGGTCATTCCTGTTATTTTGGTAGGAAATATTGTTAGTTCAGTTATGTCACTAAGGAGGTTATAATATGAACATGATTAAAAGGATAGTTAAGGGGTTTCTTAAGTGGCTAAAGGCTGCTGTAATTGAGAGTATTGCCCAGATATTCACTATACTTGGCTTCTTTATTGCTTGGCTTACCCTTACAGGTACCGCCCAGCAGGTCGTGGGGGTAGCCACATTAATATCAATAGCCCTATGGCTTATTACCATCCCTCTTCGTGAAGATAAAGAATAATATATTGGTATAATGCTAATATGAGAATTCGTCATATTTTACTATCGTGTATACTTGTATTAGGCCTTTCTGGCTGTGGGTATGACGGTCATTATCGCTATCCTTGCCAGGATCCAGCAAACTGGGAAAAGGCAGAATGTAATCCACCATTGTGTGAGGCTACAGGAACTTGTACAAAAGACTTGATAGGAAAACAGGATGAGTAAGCAAAGATTAACACCGCAGGATCTTGATGCACGATTAAAATTTATTCTTGGTTGTACACTTGGAGCAATTTTATTATTTACAGCGTTAGGAATTTTATACGCACTTATATTTGTGACACAACCAATTGGAGCACAATCAGAAAATGACAAAATGTTTTTTAATGTGCTTGGATCAGTTGCTACATTTATTACTGGAACACTCGCAGGTTTATTAATTGGACAGAGTGGTGCTAAAGATATTATGCAAGCACAAATGGATAATAAAAAAGTAGATTCAGAAATTAGAATGGCAGAAGACAAGTTGGATGCAGAACTTGATGAAGTAAGAGCAAGACTTGCTGCAAAACCTGAAGGAACCATGCCATCAGAACAACCAGTAGATACGGAATGGGATAAGTAAAATGAAAGACGATTTTCCAGTACCACCAGTAGATAAGCACCAACCAGGAACTGTTGGTCGTTTTATTCAAGTTGCTAAATCACAAGTGGGATATATTGAAGGTCCTAAAGATAATGAGACAAAGTATGGGGCATATACAAAAGCAAACTTCCAGCCATGGTGTGGATCATTTGTAAACTGGTGCGCTAATGAGGCAGGGGTAAAAGTTCCAAATACTGTATATACACCATCAGGTGCTGCTGCATTTAAAAAGAAAGGCGCATGGATTGATGGAGATTTGGCAGATCCAGAACCAGGCGATATTGCCTATTTTGATTTTCCAGCAGACGGTGCTGACAGAATTTCACATGTGGGAATTGTTATTGAAGACAATGAAGATGGAACTGTTTGGTGTATTGAAGGAAATACAACTGGAGATGGCAAAAAGGGTAGCCAAAGAAATGGTGGGGAAGCCTGCAAAAAACTTCGTGCATATAAGAAAAATAAAGCAGGAGTTCAGATTTCTATAGTAGGATTTGGTCGTCCTAAATTTGGCGGTAAATTAACAACAAAAACAGAAGAACAATATTCTGCACCAACACCATCAAATAAGACTAATAAAAAGCCCAAAATGTGTCCAGAGTGTGGACAGGCTATCAAATAGTTGACATACCTTTGGGTAAATGATATACTGAATACTCAGCACAGAGGGGCGTAGTATGACTTGTATAGCGGTAGTAAGACAAGAAAATAAAATATATATGGCTGGAGATCGTGGTGTATCTGATGACAACACGATTAATGTTTGTTCTAGTCCAAAGATATGGAAAAAAGAAGGATATCTATTTGGATATGCTGGATCTATGGACGGTGATAGAATAAGGCACTTATTTGTACCACCACAACCAGAGCCAAGAGTTAACATAGATAAATTTATGTATAGTAAATTTTTAAAGGCCCTTCGTAAATTCTACGAAGAGTGGTGGGTTGACGTATCACCATCTTCAGATTTTGGTATGATAATTTGTGTTAAAGGAAAAATTTATGAACATAATGCTGGTGATATGTCATTAACACAATACGATCAAGACTATCTTGCAATGGGTTCTGGTGGAGATCTTGCATTAGGATCATTATATTCTACAAAAAATTATAAGGATCCAAGAAAGAGGGTTAATCTAGCAGTACAAGCAGCGATTAATCACTCAACATCCTGCAAGGGTCCTATTGACATCTTGAGTATTTAACGCTATACTTAATATATGAATCATATAAATGATGAAGGTTTGTCTTCTGAAGATAAAGAATTTGGTATTTGGCTATCAAATGGTATTGATAGAGGCTGGATCAGCGAACCATATTGTCATACACATGATGGCGGATATCAGTATATGAGTGAAGAAGAAATAGAAGAATGGGAAGCAGGAGGCGACCCATGCGAACATGTAATAAGGATATTTATTTAAATGATTAAAAAGTTTTTTATTTTTGGTTTTGTCCTATCATTATTGCTACCAATTAGTGCAGCAAATGCTCAAGAGTGGAAACGATATCAAGAGTTTACAAATGCAACAGGCAATCAGTTTGCTGCGCCAATGAGAGAATACAAAGAATCAAAACCAAGTGATAGTTATACAACAATGCCATGTACGAGTGAACCTATTCATCCAATGGTTGTTGTAACTGCAGCACACTGTATTTCTGGTGTATATGGTGATAAAGGAAACGCATATGCTTGGAACGGAGGAACAGTATGGATTCAGGAGCCAGGCAAAAGGGCTGACGACCCAACTGCAAAAAGAGTTAAGGTTATACAAATATTTAGACCAGATGTATTTAACAAATCAGAAAATTTTCCAACGTCGTCTATTGATTCGCAGGACGATATTGCATTTCTTGTATTAGAAGAACCACTTGTAAAAGAGGTAAAGCATAAAGTTGCAACATTAGAGCAGATTAAATATGCTATGGATAATGGACTAAAAATGAGAGTATATGGCTATGGACTTAACTCTATTGCTGAACAAAATGCATATTATGCAACACCTCAAAATGAGCGATATAGTGTATCGAATCAACTTTATCCTCGCAAACTAGAGTACTCATTTGTAACAGAAAAACTGCCAACTGGATATGTTCACTTTGTTGGTTTTCCAAAAATGGTTATTGCAAAACTTCCAACATGTGGTGCAACGGGCACCTCTGGCTCACCAGCAGTTATTGAGATAAAAGGTGAAGAATTTCTAATTGGTCCTGGATCACATTCTACGGGATGGGACTGTCCAGAACTAAAAGATTATAATGACTTTACTGCAAAAAATGATCCGTATTATAAATATAGAAACACATTTTCTCACATTATTATTGCAAACTATGTAGATTTAATGCAGAAGGCTATTCAGGTGGCTGATAAACTTATGCCAAAAAATGAGACTGTAAATGCTGAAAGTTCTACCATAATTTCAAAGCCTGCTGCGTCATCAACTGTTACACAGTCACCAACTGACAAAAATCCCACAGTTACTACTATACGCACTAAGATAACTATAAAGTGTATAAAGGGTAGTAAGGTTATGTATGCAACTAGTTATAATCCAAGATGTCCCAAGGGATATTCGGCATCTAAGAATTAATGGTATAATGTTATGGAGGTACAAAATGGATAAAAACGAAATAAAGGGAATACTTACAAAAAACTTGCCAGACTTGGTTGGACACCCACTTCTGTCAAATTTTCCTGGAAATTTAGAAGATATTGATTGGAAGTTTATTGATAAGGAAACATATATTGAGATTGAAAATCTTTTAACAAAAGATGTAAAGTTTTTTGATCCTATTTTTGTTGATCAGTTTTATCCACAAGAAATGTTTGATGAATTAGTAGAAATCTGTAACTCTTATGATTTATCTAAAGTAGATTATTCTCATCAGATGAATAAGTGGGAAGAAGGAATTGAAATACCTCAAAAATTTATAGATTATGCAGTACAAAAAACAAAAGAGTTGGTAGGAACAGATGATATTCAGTTTGGATACCATATGTATGCTCATCATCAGATAACTTCAGAAGGAAGAGTTCCCAAGTTACCATTACATATAGATTGGGCTCCAGGTCCATATATGGTTGATCTTCAAATAGGTGGTAATAGAGATTGGGGATTTGTTGCTAGATATAAAAACTATATATGTAAGCCAAATCAAGCGATTATATGTCAGCCACAATTTGATTATCATTATAGACCCTCTTGGAATTCACAAGATACAAATGAATACTATCAGGCAATATTTTTTCATTTAACCAATAAAAATCATTGGTGTTGGCCTAAAGAGGCTAAATGTGTAGATTCGTCTAGAGATTTTTGGGATAGTAAGTATGAACTTGGAAAAGACTTTAGAGAGACAGAAGTGTTTTCAAAATTTCAACACCAAAGAAGGTATATGTTTGATATATACTATCTTTCAACATTATATAAACAAGAAGATGTTCCATCAATACCTTGGGAAGAAATACCAACAAAAGAAGATGCCCAAGTTCATCAACGCAAGGGAGTTATTCCTGCTACAGAAAAGGAAAATTAATATGGAATCAACAAAAAGAAGTTTATTAAAAACTTTAAGTTGGGAAACATTCCACCTGATTGGAGTTGCTGGTGTATTGGCAGTAGGAGTATACATTGCAACAGGAGAGTGGGAGTATGAATATGCAGCACTTGGAGCACTTGTGTATATAGCATGGGAGGCACTTGGATACTTTTTGCACGAAAGAGTTTGGGCTAAATTTGGTAAAGGGGTAAAATAATGAGAATCAAAATTATAAAGTTTGTAGTTAAACTTTTAGGTTATGAGTGGTCTGGTGATAATTTAAACCTTCCTGTTTGGCAGGTAAAGGCAAAAAAGAAGGCCAAGTAAATGGCCTATGTTATAACCGAAGCCTGCATAGATATAAAGGATAGATCATGCATTAAAGAGTGTCCAGTCGATTGCATCTATGAGGGTGGAAGAATGTTATATATAAATCCAGACGAATGCATAGACTGTGGTGCATGTGCACCAGCATGCCCAACAGATGCAATTTATTGGGACGAAGAACTACCGTCCGATAAAGAAAATTTTAGAAAAATAAACAAAGAGTTCTTTATTCCAATTGGCAATCTTCATGGTGCATCAAATCACACAAGAATAGACTTAGATCATCCAGAAGTAAAGGAGATGTAGTGCCAACATATCAATATGAGTGCACTAAGTGTTCTAGTAGTTTTGAAATAATTAGATCAATTAATGAAAATTCAGATGTATTTTGTAAATCCTGTAATATTGTAGCAAAACGCATTTATTCTTCATTTGGAATAGTCTTTAATGGTTCTGGTTTTTATTCAACAGATAGTAGAGGCAAGTAGCAAATGTCTAAAATATTTATAATGATTCCTAGTCTTGGAGACTATTCTATTAAAGATACTATGCTAGACTGTATAAATAAGGCTAAAAATCCAGAAAATCTAACCTTTGGCATATCTTTACAAAATTTAAATGGTTTAGAAT